TTAATAAAACTCTATACCCGTAATCTTCAATGAGTTCTGGCGCTTCCCTTTAATTCCTTTTACATATTCAAAATGAATGTTTTTGATTGCCATCTTTATGAATTCAGTTTTTAACTCATCTTCCATTAATTCCCAGCCGTTTAGCAATGAATACTTGAAATTTTTAATCTTCTCATAGTTAAAAGTCTTACCCTTATCATTATCCTTGCGCTTTTCATACTCATGTATTTCTTTGTCAATACGACTTATTATTGGAAAAGCTTCATCCTTATCCATCATACCTTCTATAAAAAGTGTTTGACATCTAGCGCGTTCTTTTCGCAACTTTTCAATATCGATGCCGACATCTTCTATTTCTTTAGGTTGGTTTTCGATTTTATATGATGTTAAATCAAATTGTTTTAGATAATTGTAAAATTGTTTTAAAACCTCGCCTTCGTCGATGTTACATGCATTTTTATTTTTAGTATTTTTGCAGTTAGAACAAAAGTATAGTTTAGAATACCAAACTTCTTTATTTTTAGGCGTATGCTTGACTGTGTTTAAAGTCAATTTCTGGTTACAGTTTGGACATAATAGTTTACTTCTGAAAATAGCGTTATGTTTTACGATTGTAGAGTTAGTTTTTTCACTTATCCTTAATTTTATTTCTTCGTATTCTTCTTCACTTATAATAGCTTCGTGGGTGTTTTCGACGAATATGTCACCGAAAACAAGATGACCTCTAGCTACCGGACTCGTTAGAGCATTGCCTATAACTGATCTGTGCCAGTTTTTACCTAAGGGTGCTTTGTATTTAGAGTTGTTCAATTTTATAGTTATTTCTCTTAAACTAGTACCTTTTTTCGCTTCTTCTACTGCAAATCGTAATACTTTTTTATATTCATTAGGCACAAATTTATCGTTTACTCTGTCGTAATAGAAAGGAGGGACAGTTTTAGCTAACCCTTTTCTAGCTGATGCGCGTCGACCCATTGCAGTACGCTCTTGAATTGTAGTACGCTCCCACTCTGCCATAGCACCTACTAATGTTACGAACAAACGTCCCATAGCAGAAGTTGTGTCATATACTTCTGTTGCGCTCCTAAACAACACGTTTTTATTCTCAAACAATTCTAGTATCTCTAGTAAGTCTTTAACACTTCGAGTTAATCGATCTAGTTTATAGACTAAAACCAAATCAAAATTATCTATTTCATTCAACATTTCTTGTAAAGCGGGTCTGTCTTTTTTAGCTCCGGAGTATCCAGCGTCAGTATATACTTTATGAATTTTCCAGTCGTTTATGTCGCTGTAAGCTCTTAATTTTCTTTCTTGTTCTTCGATAGAGTGTCCTTTTTCTTTTTGTTCAAGTGTACTCACTCTAGTATAAATTGCTACTTTCATGTGCTCCCTCCTCAAAATTGGCAAAAAATAATAAGGGTAGGCGGGCTACCCGTGAAAATTGTATAAAAAAAGAGAGAGCGCAGATGCACCCTCTCATGTCGCAAATATTTCAGCGACTTGTCTAATTTGAAGCTTGCCGCAAATATTTCAGCGGCTTGTTTTGTATATATGTAATATACCATCAAAGAGAGTGTAGTTCAAGCGATTTAACTAAGAAATCTAATTTTTATACTATTTTCAATTTTATCTACTGTTTCTTTTGAATATGATATTTCTCCGGCAGGGTCATACCTATTAATTTTCGATATTCTATCCTTGCTGATTGTAGTGATATTTAAAACGTTAGCATAGGTCTTTTTATACTTGAATCGCTCATATCTTTTGCGAACCTTCGAATATTTTTTGAAGTCGTCATTCAGCGATTTGTTTTCATCAAGTAATTTTTGATCGTATGGGTTTTCTGCTTTTGACACCTTTTCAAGATTGTTCATGATTTTTTTAGCTAAATCCTTACCCGTTACGTCCATTTTTTCCAATACTAAAGGTAACAAATCTTCTTCGATATGCACATTGAATTTACTTCTGGAAGATGTAAGTGGAACTACCGTTAATATTGGATTTTTATTTGAATCGTGATTATTAAGTACCATACAAAAATGGTTTCCAGAAAACTCTCTGCCAACATTAACACCTAACTTTACATAAATTATAGTGCCTTTTTTATATCTGGTGTAACTTTTGTTTTCTTTTAACAATCTAACTTCATCCAATAAAAACTCTGAATATTCAAGACACCATGAATTCATATATTTAAATTTGTAAATCTCGCTATTTTGAATCTTTTTAAAATTATTAACTGCTGTTTCTAAAGGTGCGTTCTCTTCCATCCCTCATCCTCCTCACGCCATATAGGCGTTATTAATCAATGTGATGCAATTTAAAAACTCTCAACGGCTCAAATGTAATTGAGTATAATAAAAGGGTACTAGGTACCCCTTGAAATTATTTATCTAAATTATCTACTGCATAACGTGCCTGTTCTTCTGTGAATCCTTCAACACTTGAAGTAAGTTGATTGTAAATGGCATCATTAGACATGTTTTGTGTTTTTGCATAATCTTTAGCTTTTGCTAAAGCGTTCTTTTTATAGTCTGCTTTCAAATTATCAACAGCATATTTAGCGTCAGCTTCTTTAAAACCATCAGCTTCAGATATTAATTGATTATAAATGCCATCTTTAGACATATGCATCACACTAGAATATGTTTTAGCTTTGTTTAAAGCAGATTTTTGCTCACGTGTAGCATTTTTATCAATTTTAGTTTCTGAATTACTATCACTTCCGCCATTATTTACATCGTTTACTAAAGCGCCAGTGCAAGCAGAAATTCCTATTATAATTAATATTAATAAGACTAGACAGCCACCACAGCCAAATAACCAACCTTTTTTGCGCTTTTTCTTCTTTTCCTCATCTTGTTGCTTTTGATACTCTTGAAATTGCTCCCATTGTTGCCTATGTTGTTCTTGTGAGTTCTTTTCTTCCATCGTTCTTTCTCCTTTAATGAATATTATATATTAAAATGCCAATACGACATTTAATAAAATAGTTTTTGACTTGCTACAACTCTGCCTACAATCTTGACCTCGTCATCTTTTCCATACACTTGTGGATAGTGACTAGGATTATTTGACTCAGGAATTAAAATAATTTGATCGTTATTGTAACGTATTCTTTTGACAGTACCGTTGTAACCATTGACTAGTACAACACCTAGTTGACCATTCTCAACAGTCGAATCCTTTTCAACAACTACAACGTCTCCGTCTTGAAAGAGTTTGTCCATACTATCTCCAGACACTTTCAAACCGAACTCTTCTTTATTAGAATTCAAATTTTTAGTAGCAAAGTATATGTAGTCGATTAAATTTTCTTCTGTGTAAATAGGCATTCCTGCAGATATCTGCGATACAACCGGTATCTTTTTAACTGGTAGTGTGTCGAGTTGTACTATTTTGTTAGGTGATTCAACAAGTGATGATTTTTCTACTCCGAAGTATTTGGCTAACATTTCAATTTTGTCTATTCTTGGGTATGTTTTTGCGTTAATCCAATCTGACAAAGTTGTATAACTTATTTTTAAATCTCTAGATAATTTATTTCTATCAACATTGTTTTCTTTCATGAGGCGAGAAATATTTTTTGCCATAATTTCTTTGTTGCCTAACATTATAATTTCAATCCCTTCATCTAATATTACAATATCATTGTACGGCTTAATCGTAAAATATACAAGAGAAAAAATAAAATTACGGTTTAAGTGTTGACATTACGTTTAAACCGTAATATACTTAAGTCAGTTCTTAAGTAAGGAGGTACTACAATGACGCAAATCATCGTTAAAAAAGAACCGGTAACATTAAAGACACTGAGAGCTAAATATGATTTGACTCAAGCTAAAGCTGGCGCTAAAGTTGGTGTGTCTTCTGATGTGTGGCATAACTGGGAGAAAGGGAAAACTTTCCCTAATGTTCCTCAGTTAAAAAAGATAGAAGAAGAATTTGATATATCTTATGATGACATTATTTTTTTGATCAAAAATAACGGTTAAACCGTAATAGGAGGAATGCCAAGTGCAAGCATTACAAAGATTTCAAAATTCGCAATTTGGAGATTTAGAAATTTTAACTATTGAAGGTAAGCAATGGTTTCCGGCAATCAACGTCGCTGAAACATTAGGTTATACAAACCCGAGAAAAGCAATTAGAGACCATGCTAAAGAACGTGGGGTAACGATTCGTTCCGTCATCGATTCACTCGGAAGAAATCAAAATAAAAAGTTCATAGACGAAGGTAACTTATACAGATTAATCTCACGTTCGAAATTACCACAAGCAGAACAATTTGAAGAATGGGTGTTTGATGACGTCTTACCCGCTATTCGCAAACATGGTATCTACGCAACAGACAATGTAATTGAACAAACATTAAAAGATCCAGACTACATCATTACAGTGTTGACTGAGTATAAGAAAGAAAAAGAGCAAAACTTACTTTTACAACAAGAAATCGGAGAGCTAAAACCCAAAGCAGATTATGTTGATGAAATCTTAAAATCAACTGGCACATTAGCTACAACTCAAATCGCGGCAGACTACGGTATATCAGCACAAAAGTTAAACAAACTACTACACGAAGCNGGTATCTACGCAACAGACAATGTAATTGAACAAACATTAAAAGATCCAGACTACATCATTACAGTGTTGACTGAGTATAAGAAAGAAAAAGAGCAAAACTTACTTTTACAACAAGAAATCGGAGAGCTAAAACCCAAAGCAGATTATGTTGATGAAATCTTAAAATCAACTGGCACATTAGCTACAACTCAAATCGCGGCAGACTACGGTATATCAGCACAAAAGTTAAACAAACTACTACACGAAGCTAGATTACAACGAAAAGTAAATAAACAGTGGGTGCTTTACTCAGAACACATGGGCAAGAGTTACACAGAATCAGACACTATAGCAATTGTACGCTCTGACGGTAGAGAAGACACAGTTTTACAAACTAGATGGACACAAAAAGGCAGATTGAAAATACATGAAATCATGACTGAATTCGGTTATGAAGCTAACGTAACTGCTTAACAGGAGGAACGAACAATGCAAGCTCAAAACAAAAAAGTCATCTATTACTACTATGACGAAGAAGGTAATAGACGACTATTATCAATTGGGAATTTGGAACATTATTTATTAGCAGATATCAAATCAAGGTTTGATTTATATAAAAAGAAAATACCTGACTTAGATAATCTGTTCGTTCAAATAGACGGTGTTGAATTTAAATTACTATAGCCCGAGCANTTCGGTTATGAAGCTAACGTAACTGCTTAACAGGAGGAACGAACAATGCAAGCTCAAAACAAAAAAGTCATCTATTACTACTATGACGAAGAAGGTAATAGACGACTATTATCAATTGGGAATTTGGAACATTATTTATTAGCAGATATCAAATCAAGGTTTGATTTATATAAAAAGAAAATACCTGACTTAGATAATCTGTTCGTTCAAATAGACGGTGTTGAATTTAAATTACTATAGCCCGAGCAATGCACCTCTTAAACAACATTATACACGAAAGGAGCATAAACAAATGAACACACTATACAAAACAACCTTCCTCATCACAATGGCAGTTGCGACTTGGAAGGTTTGGAAGATTGAGAAAAACACAAGATTTAAACTTAGAAATTTTGATTATCCAAAAATTAATAATGCTCAGAGCAAATCATTGTTGGATATTGCTAGTCACGATTTAAAAGATATTTAACTGTATTCAAAATTTTCATATCTTGTTGAGCTTTTAAGCTTTCGTATAAAGCTATTGAATAAATAATTTCGTAAGATACGTTTTCAGGAGCATCTTCTTTCAACTTATTTATTCTATCTCTAAAAAAGTCACTGTCACCACCGAATTCTTTTTCGGCTTGATTACTAAGTTCACCAAAGAAATTTTGAAAATCATTAAATTCCATACTTATCACCTCCTTTCACTAGGAGATAACTAAATTATACACGAAAGGAATGGTAGAAGTGCCACCACACATTCAACAAATGTTATACGAAATCCAGTTAAAAGCTGGTATACCTCAAAAATTAATGGAAATGCAAGGTTTGATAAACGATGAAACAACCAAAGAGGAGAAAAAAGAAAATGAGTAACATTTATAAAAGCTACCTAGTAGCAGTACTATGCTTCACAGTCTTAGCAATTGTGCTTATGCCATTGCTGTACTTCACTACAGCATGGTCAATCGCGGGATTCGCAAGTATAGCGACATTCATATTTTATAAGGAATACTTTTATGGAGAATAAAAAAACTGCTACTTGCGCCAACAAGTAACAGTGACAAACGATTAACAAAATTAATTCGTGTTCAATATAAAACGAAAAAAGGAGGAAGTCAAGATGTATTACGAAATAGGCGAAATCATACGCAAAAATATTCATGTTAACGGATTCGATTTTAAGCTATTCATTTTAAAAGGTCATATGGGCATATCAATACAAGTTAAAGATATGAACAATGTACCAATTAAACATGCTTATGTCGTAGATGAGAATGACTTAGATATGGCATCAGACTTATTCAACCAAGCAATAGATGAATGGATTGAAGAGAACACAGACGAACAGGACAGACTAATTAACTTAGTCATGAGATGGTAGGTGTAAGCATGAGAGATACAGAAAGAAATATATTGAATATTTTTAAGACATTATTCGACGAATATACTTTGTCAAACCAACGAGCACTATTGGAAATTGAACGTAATCATCACGGATACTTATCGATTAATTTCTTGCACTATCACGACAGTTACAAAACAAACAATAAGCTTGTGCAGATACATGAAATCAATCCAGATAGCCATGAACGAATAAAAAATTTAATTATCGAGGTGCTAAGAGGTCATCGGAAGATTAAAAAAGGAGCATGAGGATGGAAATAAAAATAAATAAGTTAACTATATCAAACTTTGCTGGAATCAAAGAAGAAAGCTTTAACTTTAACGGCAAAGATGCAAAAATATACGGCAATAATGCAACGGGTAAGACTACGACAGCAACCGCATTACAATGGCTGCTTTTCGATAAAGGTTTGGACGGATCAACCAAATCATTTAACCCTGTATCTTTAAACGAAAAAAACGAAGAAAATTATGAGTTAATTCCGACTGTTTTCGCAGAATTTGAAATCGACGGAAAAATTACGACTTTTAAAAAAGAGTCACATCCTAAATACACAATAAATCAAAAAACGAATCGCAAGGAATACTCACGAAGTCGAACGAAGAAACAATATATCAATGATGAATCAATAAAAGTAAAGGATTATAAAGCTCGTATTGATGAACTAATTGATGAAGATGTATTCAAGTTGATTACAAATCCCCAAGCATTTAATTTACTCGATTGGAAGAAGCGAAGAAGTTTGTTGTTTGAAATTGCTAAACCAATCAATGATGAGGATGTCATTAAAACAAATGATGATTTTAAAGAATTAAATAATATTCTTGGTGATCATGAAATTGAAACAAAGAAAAAAATTCTTACTGACAAGATAAAACAGATTAACAAAGACATCAAAGATATTCCGATACGTATTAATCAAACACAACAAAATAAGCAGGATGTACCAGAATTCGATAATGATAGATACGCAATTATCAAACAAGAAATTGAGCAACTTGAAAATGAGCGTATAGATATTCAAAACGGTAAGGAAGAAATTAATTTGCGTAATCAATTAGCTGATAAACAATCAGAATTGAAACGCATAGAAGACAATAACAGCGCAAGTAATGAGAACAAAATCCATGCTTTAACAAATGAATTACACGTTGAAAATGGAACGGTAGCAAACCTTAAAACGAGATTAAAGCAAAACAAACAACAAATCACGCATGAAGAAAATAGACGTAATCAATTATTAGAAAATCATAAAGGATTAAAAAGTGATTTAGAAAAAGCTAAAAATCAAAAATTTGAATATCTTGATGACAATGTATGTAGTTGTTGTGGTCAACAGTTACCAGCTGAACAAGTGAATGAGGCAAGAGAAAAAGCATTGCAGAAATTCAATGCTGGCAAATCGAAAGAATTAGAAACAATACAAACATCTATCAATCACATTATTTCAGAAGGCAAGAAAATAAAGCCAATCATCGAGAAGTTAGAGGATGACAATAATAATCTTCAAATTAAAATCAACGAAGCAGAAGAGCGTTCAGCAAGAATACAAAACAAAATTAATAAGTTGAAAACGACTCATGTTGACGTTACACAAACTGACGAATACAAAGCAGTAATGTTAGAGATAAACGAGATTAATCAAAAACGCTCGAACATTAGGAAAACTATTCAAGATAACGTTTCAGGAATAGATGACAAAATAAGCGAACTTACTCAAGAAAAATCAGAAATTGAAGTGTCAAGATCAATCGAAAAATCAAATAAACATTTAGATGATGTTATTTCTGAATTAAGAAATGAAGAAGATAGATTATTGGATGAAAAAGAAAAGTATTCACATGACCTTTATATCTTAAAAGAATTTACAACAACAAAAGTCAAAATGCTTACTGAAAATATCAATAATGAATTTGAGATTGCTGAATTTAAGTTATTCAATACCTTAGTTAACGGCGAATTAGAAGAAACATGTTCCACAACGGTTAACGGCGTCGAATACGACAGCGGTTTAAATAACGCCTCAAGAATTAATGTTGGCTTAGATATCATCAATACACTGTCAAAACATTTTAAAGTTACAGCGCCAATATTTATTGATAATGCTGAATCAGTAACAGAGCTTATCAAAACAGAATCACAACAAATTCAATTGATAGTAAATGAACAAGATAAAAAAATAAGAATGGAGACTATATAAAATGACTGAAAATAATAAATTACAAACTATTGAACAACAATTAGTACAAGAAAAGAACGTATCTGACAACGTATTAAACAAAGTGAGAGTTTTAGAGTCACAAGGCAATTTGGAATTGCCAAATGATTATTCACCAAGTAATGCCATGAAACAAGCATGGTTACAAATCAGCCAAGATAACAAATTAATGAGTTGTAACGATACAAGCAAAGCAAATGCCTTATTAGACATGGTAACGCAAGGTTTAAATCCAGCTAAAAATCAATGCTACTTTATTCCTTACGGCAACAAAATGCAGTTACAACGTAGCTATCACGGTAATGTAATGATGTTAAAACGTGATGCAGGTGCTCAAGATGTTGTTGCTCAAGTGATTTATAAAGGCGATACATTCAAGCAAGAAATGGGAGAAACAGGACGTATCAAAGCGATTAAACACGAACAAGACTTCTTTAACATCGACAAAGAAAACATTATCGGTGCGTACTGCACAATCGTATTTAATGATGGACGAGATAACTATATTGAAGTCATGACTATTGAACAAATTAAACAAGCATGGATGCAGTCATCAATGATTAAAGATGAAAAAGCATTACAAAATTCTAAAACACATAATAATTTCAAAGAAGAAATGGCTAAAAAAACAGTTATCAATAGAGCTGCTAAACGTTATATCAACACATCAACAGATAGCAATCTTTTCAAATATGCACAAGAATCCGAACAACGTCAACGCAAAGAAGTGTTAGACGCAGAAGTTGAAGAAAATGCAAATCAAGAACAATTGGACTTTGAACAACCAGTTCTCGAAGAAGCACAATACACAGAATTAGAAAATGATAAGCCTATTGATGTATCTGACTTTGAAGAAATAAAAGAACCTGCAACAGAAAAAGAAAGCGAAGAAGAGCCATTTTAATTGAAACAATAGCAACTGGTTCAAGTGGTAACTGCTACGTCTTAAATGATGGACGTACTACGTTACTACTTGAGGCAGGTATAAAATTTGAACGTGTTCAAAAGCATTTTAAATATAAAACAAGACATATAGCAGGGTGTCTTATCACACACGAACATGGTGATCATGCAAAGTACACAAAGCAGTTTGTCGACAATGGTGTAATCAGCTATATGACTGCTGGAACACAACAAGCTATGAATTTTGAAAGTCATCGCTTATGCACGATTAAGGCAAAGCAAGAGCTGCGAATAGGCACATGGTCAATTCTACCGTTTGACATCGAACATGATGCTAACGAGCCTGTGGCTTTCTTATTACAAAGTACATTAGGTTATAAGGTTCTGTATGTTACTGATACAAAGTATTTGAAATACAAATTTAACGGCATTACGCACATGATGTTAGAAGTTAATTATATCTATGAACAAATGCAGGAAAACATAAAAAACGGCAGTGTGCACAGCACATTAGCAAACAGAATTATGGAGTCTCATTTTAGCTTAGAACATGCTATCGGAATGTTAAAAGCAAATGATTTAACTAGACTCGAAGAAATACATTTAATTCATTTAAGTAGTCAAAATTCAAATGCAAAATACATTAAAAGTGAAATACAAAAAGTGACGGGCGCGCCCGTTTATGTTGGAGGTTTATAAATGCTAAACAGAACAATATTAGTTGGTCGTTTAACTAGAGACCCAGAATTAAGAACCACTCAAAGTGGTGTAAATGTAGCATCATTCACATTAGCAGTTAACCGCACATTT